AATTAAATCATCATTATAGCCCACTTGTGCCTCTGGTCTACCATTTTTCCATATAAATACTTTCATTTCCTCTAAAAGTCTTTTAGAGCGAATAGTAACACTTCTATCACCTACAAATTCCCTAAACTTATTAATTATTAAGGGTCGTGTTCTCATAGACATAGTAAATCCAGGAACCATTTCGGAATTACCCTCATAAGTTTGTAGATATGATTCAGCCGTTAACTTATCAGATTTAGGTGAGTGATATAAATTTCTATATCCTCTTTCTTTTATAGCATCTATAGTGGCCCATCCAATATTAGCATTTTCAGGACATAACATAGCATTATTATATTCAGCAGCTAATCCAACTAAAAAATAACCAAATTCCTTAGGAGGTAACTGGCCCTTGAATTCTGCTACTTGTGTATTTGTTTCTATATCTATTATATGAGCGGTAGAAAAATCCTTGCCATCGCCCCTAGCAACATCAGCTGTAATTAAATACTCCTCTCCTTTCAACGGGATCTTTTATTGTAGTTTCCTTTATAAATTCAATCCATTCATTATAGAATACTACATCACCCGAGGTATTAAAGTCACAATCACACTCTTGGGCTGCAATACGAGGATCACCTAATAAATCATCCTGTCTATCTCTCCATGATTGGTCTCTTTCAGGATGGACCATCCAGGGTAACCTAATAGGTAAAAATTCATTTTCCTTAGCTTCAGCCTTAGTCCACATTTTATGAAACCAATTACCAGTTCCGTTAGGTGTAGAAAGAACTATAGCCCCTCCTCCCGTAGATAATGTTTGTTGAGCTGAAGCCCATATATTATCTATACCTTCAATAAATGCAGCTTCGTCTACTACTAACATAGATACAGCTTCCGATCTACCAGCATCCGAGGCAGCAGAGGTAGCTTTAATTTGGGATCCATTAGTTAATCTAAGGGTAAGCTTATTGTTCTCCTCAGTAGAAATCTGTAACCAAGAAGGTAAATTATCATACATAAACTTAACCTTAGTTACTAGATTTTTAGCTGTTTCCTGTTTAGTAGCAACACATAGTACATTTTTTCCCTCATGAAATAACATCATCCATAGAGAATAACCAGCTGTTAGAGTTGAAATACCTAACTGTCTAGATTTTAATATTAGGGAATAGGGATTATCTTTAAATAAATGTAATACCTTTTCCTGAAAAGGATATAATGTAAATAATATTTTACCCCTTTGGGGATGTTGAATAAAACAGTATTTTTTCATGAAATGTACAGGATCAGTTGCACATTTAATATATTCCTGACGGATTATTTTTTTTAGATCCTGTGACATAATTTAGAGGAGAGCCTCAACCTCTTTCTTCATAGCGGTTAGCTCTTTTAATCTTTTTAGTAAATCTTCTTTTTCTTCACCCTCTGATTTTTTCCATTGATTTACTACTGTTTTCATTTCACGGGTGATTTTTCCTAGTTCTTTAGCTAATGAAGCAACAGAATCACTTTTAAGGTCAGAAATAGTAGGTTCATCATCTTGTTCACTTAATGCTGTTCCTACATCTGCAGCTAATTCCTTAGTTTTTTCTAACTCTGCATTAAGATCAGCTTGTGCAGTAATATCTTCTGGGTCTGCTTCAGTAAGAATCTCAACTATTTCTTTTTTTATTATTTCCTTTAGTTTAGGTTTATTAAATCCCATGGTGAAGTTTATTTATAAATATTAGGGAAATAATACCTCATTTATCTGCTTTAAACGTTGTTCTGTAGTACCACTAATAGTTGTAAAATCCCTAATTTGTCCCCTATACTCAAATAATAATTCTCTAATAGTATGATCTATTTTCTCCCTATATAAAGTATCTACAGTTCTTACACCATTATCTTCTATAATAGTACCTTCAGTAGTAACGTAAAAAATATGATCATATTCATTCAACATAGTAGCTGCAAAATCACAAAATGCATTAGCCTCATCATCATTAATTGAATCCGCACATTTAGCAAATGCCATTACATCAATAATAGTTCTATCAGTAATGATATTTTCATTTAATAATTCACTAGCTCTCTCCGCTAAAAATATAGATTGACCCTTTACTGTAGAATCAGTATTTAATGGAATACCTAAATCTCTTAAATATTTAGATCGTTCAGTAGTAAATTTATAATCAACAAATTCTACTTCATACTCTAATGCCTTAACTAATGTAGTTTTACCTACAGACATTGTACCACATAATCCAATTTTCATATTATAATTTATGTTCTAGCACCAGATTGTTTACCTAAAGCCGTTTTATGGAATGGAATACCCTTTCTTTCTCTCATTAGCTCCTGATATTCTTCAAAACCATATTCTATACCATAAAGATAATAAGCTTTTCTTGCTCCTCCACGTCTTTCAATAGGTTCAATAGCAGGACCATCATATCTATGAAACTTAAAATTAGCATCCTTAGGGCCTTTAGCTAAATACATCCTTTGACCGTTAGATGTAATAGTTTTGTACTCAAATTTTTCGTCTGACATAATTTTAATTTAATAATGATTCTGCTATATAAATACCTTGTGCCCCTGAAACTGTAATACCCCTTGCAGATAGGGCATCTCCAGCGAAATGTACATTTTCGAAATGAGCTAATGTTAAATTACTGTAATCTACTTTAGGTTCTGGTGACAGATATTTTACTTCAGGAATATAAATACCCCAATCATCTTTAAGTGTTGGAAATACTTTTTTCATATCATCAATAAAATCTGAAATGTATTCAAAATAACCTTGAAAATGTTCAGCTACTACTTGTAACCCCATCCAATCTATTTGATGTGCACTTACATTATCACCTTCTGAAGTTGTGGATGGTTTACGAGATGGGCTATAATATAATCCTGTACCATGGGCTTGAACTTTTTCTACTAATTCTCTTGACCATTCAAAAGGATTATCTATACCTCGGATTTCCATTAAAATACCAAAATTAGTCATATCATTACGATATGCTTCATCTTTTTTAGCGTGTCCATTATATGAATGATCCCCATATGTTTCCTCCACAGCAACAAAAGCAGCATTATTATTAGTGCAGAATGAACGTAATGATACTCCTTTATCTTCAAATTTTCTATATAATTTAAAGTCATATGAAATATCAATTAATTTTTGAAAATGTTTTTGTGGGGCCTCAAAACGTACTCCTATTTGTACAGGTTTAGATTCAGTAGGAAAGGAATAATCTTCTGCTAATTGTTTACCAAAATCAATACCTGATTTACCTACACCAAA